ATCCAGGCGCGGACCGAAGCGGTCAATAAGCTGCGCAGCCTGACGGACGCCGCGCGCAACTCACTCAATGGGATGCGCACGCCAGAGCAGCAGCAGGCGAGCCAGGCCCAAGCGCGCGCGGAGATCGGTGCAGCACTGGCCATCGCCCGCGCCGGCGGCGGCCTGGGTGACACCGAGGCGCTGCAGCGTGCTATCTCGGCGCTCGGCAATGGGCCATCGACGGATGCGTACGCCAGCTACCAGGACTACCAGCGCGACCTGTTCCAAACGCAGGGCGAGCTGGCCGAACTGGGCAAACTGACTGACAGCGCGTTGACGGTGGAGGAGCGGGCCCTGAACGCCGCGCAGGACCAGGTCAAGCAGTTGGACCTGATGCTGGCGCGCGAGCAGGAGCAGATCGACGTCCTGAAGGGCATCAGCACGACGGGACTGTCGATCGTGGACGCGCTCCGCGCGCTGCAGGGCGCGCTGGCTGCCGCCAACGCCAACCCGGTGGTGGCCGCCAGCTCCGCGATCAACGGCGCCTATCAGCAGTACCTGGGCCGCGCCCCTGATGCCGAAGGCTTCGAATGGTGGAAGAACGCGGCGGCCGGCGGCGCGCCGATCAGCCAGATCGTGGGCGGTATCGCCAACTCGACCGAAGCCGAGCTCAACCGTCCCTACAAGGACGTGCTGGGCCGCGCGCCGGACGCCGAGGGTCTCGCATTCTGGAAGAACGCCTACGGGTCGACCATGAGCGAGGCGGAGAAGGCGGACTGGCTGAAGGCAGCTCAGAAGGATGCCCTCGGCAAGCTGCCCGGGTTCGCGGTCGGCACCAACTACGTCAAGGCCGATATGCCGGCAATGATCCACCAGGGTGAACGCATCATGCCCGCGGCCGACAACCGCGAGCTGATGCGCCGCCTGGCCAACCCGGAGAGCAATTCCGAGGCCCTGGCCGCCGAGGTGGCGCGCCTGTCGGCCGTGCTCGAAGCGCAGCAGCGTGAAAACGTGGAGCTACGCGAGGCGCTGCGCGATGGGCTGCTGGCGATCGCCACGCACACCAGCAATACCGCGAGCCACCTGGACGACGTAGTGAACGGCCGTAAGCCGATCGCCACCGAGCCCGCCCAGCCTGTACCAGCATAAGGAGACCGATGGATATCATCGAACCCGTCACCCTGGGTGACGTCACCTGCACGCGCGCCACTTCGGCGCCGTACTACGACCGAAATGGCGTGCAGCAGGTGGCGCCGCCGAACACTCTCCGGGTCACCTACGACCCGGCCGACCTGAGCAAGGCGCCATACGCTTTGCTCGACGCCGGCGAAGTGATCGGCGCCGGCGCGGGCCTGGTGTATTCGAACGTGCCGATCGCTGAGCAGACGTACAGCTCAGCGGCGACGTACGCGAAGGATGCACTGGTCTATGACCCGGTGAGCCACAACGTCTACCAGTCGCTTATCGCCAGCAACACCGGCAAGGCGCTGACGGACACCAGCGCCTGGACGCCCCGCGGTGCGGTCAACCGCTGGGCTATGCTGGACCAGTACAATAACACCCAGACCTCGAACCCGGAGGAGATCATCATCGTTGTCTCGCCCCAGATGATCAGCCAGGGCTTCTACATCGGCAACGTCGACGCGGCCGAGGTGCGTGTGTCGGTGGTTGACCTCAATAAGGGCCTGGTCTACCGCGAGGAGCAGTCGCTGAAGGTCTCGACGTCCGACTCGAGCTTCTTCAACTGGTGTTTCAAGAGGATCCGTCGTAAGACCTGGGCGGTCAGCTTGAAGTTGCCTCCGTATGCCCGGGCGCTGATCACCATCGCCATCCGGAAGCCCGGCGGCGTGCCGAAGTGTGGCATGTGTGCGATCGGCCCAACAGCGGATCTTGGCAAGACCCTGATGACCCTGGGCGCCGAGATCAAAGACTTTTCCGACACGTCGTTCAAATTCGACGGCACAAGCACGACCCAATACCGGAACTGGGCGAAGCGCATCACCGCCGACGTCATGGTCGACGCCTCGCAGGTCGATGCGGTGTACGAGCTGATGGCGAATTACCGGCAGAAGCCGATTGTCTGGGTCGGGTCGCAGAATTACGGCTTGGCGATCGCCTACGGGCGATATTCGAGCCTCAAGCCTGTGGTGAAAGGCAAAACACGTTGGGACATGTCCCTGCAAATTGAAGGAACCGTATGACGATCTCCGTATTGCTCGATCCGACCCAGCTGCCGGATCAGTCGCAAGACCAGCTGGACTTCGACAACAAAATGTCGGCATTCATGCGGGATCTGCCGACCCTCGCAAATCAGATCAACGATACTGAAGCGGGTATGAACCTGCTGCAGGCCGGCGGTGCCTACGCCATTCGGTACGTCTTTGACACGGCGACAGCAGACGCCGATCCTGGTGCCGGCAAACTGCGCCTGTCGAGCGCCACCCAGAACGCCTCGACGACGATGCGGCTGGACCTGACAGCCGGCGGCCAAGACTACACGACGCTGATCGACACCTTCGATTCCTCGACCAGCGCGATCAAAGGTTCGATCCGCCTGGTTAAGCAGGGCGATATGAGCAAGTGGATGACGTTCGACGTTACCGCGCGCGCGGCGCCGACCGGCTACCGCAACCTGACTGTCGTGTGCACCGACAGCAGCTCGGCAAACCCGTTTGTCAACGGCGACGCCGTGCTGCTGTTCTTCCAGCGCACTGGGGACAAAGGAGAGGCTGGCTCGGGCGTGATTGCACTTCTCGCATCGACGACCTTGTCAGCCGCTGTGGCGAATATCGATTTTCTCAACGTTTTCAGTTCGACCTACGACCGGTACACGATCGAGCTGCAAGGGCTTCGAGGGGCAACCGGTGTTGAGGAAGTCAGCATGCAGATTGCTGTCGGCGGAGCACTTCAAACGAATCCTTATCGGGCAATGGCAGCACCTGGACAGATAGCCCCGGTCACCGGTATCGCATTAAGGCTGGGAAGCGTGACCAACAACCTGACGACGCAAGCCTCTAGCTTGACGATCGAGGTAAGGAACGCAAACGCCGCAACTTTAAAGAGCATCGGGGCCAGGGGCATCATGTTCAGCTCTCCGAATAACGACATGCAGTCCACCGTTCTCGAAGGCGGCTACGGAGGATCCGGCGCGGTCTCCGGATTCCGGCTTTACTTGTCGAACGGCCAGAGCTTCGCAGCTGGCGCCACAATCCGGATCTTCGGACATAGGAATACTGTATGACCATCCAAGTACACGTAGACGGCGTCACCCGCGACGCCACCCCCGAGGAACTGGCGGAGATCGAGGCGCGTGCGAACGATCCCGCGCCGGCGCAGCCCCGGCATCTGACGGTTCTGGCATTTCGCAACCGATTCACGCGGGCCGAGAAAATCCGCATCGAGCTGGCCGCGATCGACGACCCGGCCGCCAGCGCGGAAAGCCGCGCGCGCGCTGCGACTGTGCGGGTCGGTCAGGCCGATCTCGCGGCGGCGACTTACGTCGACGTCGACCGCACCGACACGCGCGAGGACGTCCAGGCGTTCGAAGCCATGGACCTGCTCGACGCGCCCGGCCGCGCGCTGGCGATCCTCGACGACCCGATTCAGGCGCATGAGCGCTACACCGGCTGACCATCACCGAAAGGAATCCCGATGAAAGCAGCGTTCTACAAGGGCACGCGCCCGGGCCTGGCCGGCATCTACAACCGCCTGGTGCGGTGGTGGACGAAGTCGCCGTATTCGCACGTCGAGCTGGTGCTCTATGAGAGCGTGCTGCATGGCCGCTCGCTCGCGGCCTCAGCGTCCAACATGGACGGCGGCGTGCGCACCAAGATGATCGACTTCGACCCGGCGCGCTGGGACTTCATCGATCTGCCCGACGCCCTGGCCGAGTCCGCCTGGCAGTGGTTCCGCGAGCACGACGGCGCGCGGTACGATCTGGTGGGCAACCTGCAGTTCGTCCTGGCGCCGATCCCGCACAGCCAGCGCCGCTGGTTCTGCTCCGAGGCGGTGGCCGCGGCGCTCGGCATCCCGGATCCCTGGCGATACTCGCCGGGTACGCTGGCCAGCGCGCTCACCCTCCTGCAACAGCCCGCTCCGGCGGGTTTTTTTACGCCCATCGAAAGGCAACAATGAGCAAAGTATCCGCGCCCGAGTTGGGCAGCTACGCCGGCGCCGGCACCGCAATCGGTGCATCCATGACGCTGACGGAGGTGGGCGTCATCGTCGGTATCGCTACCGCGCTGCTGACGTTCATCCTCAATTTCCTGTACATGCGCCGGAAGGACGCGCGCGAGCAGCGCCTGGCCGACCTCGAGCAGCGCGAACGCGAGGTGCGCCTGGCGCAGCTGCAGGCCCAGGCGTGCGAGGTGACGTCGTGATGCGTCGGGCCGGTCTAGCCGGTATCGTTGGCGCCGTCGCCGCCGGCGCGCTGCTCGTCCTGACACCGCGGTTCGAGGGCACCAAGCTCACGACCTACCGCGACCTGGGCGGCGTGCTGACCTACTGCACCGGCGCCACCGAGAACGCGCAGTGGGGCAAGACCTACACGCCGGAGCAGTGCCGGGCCCAGCTTGACCGCGACCTGGAGCGGCATGCCGCCGGCATCGCGCGCTGCGTGCCGATGGATCGCCTGACGGATGGCCAGAAGGTAGCCTTCGTCGACGCGGCGTACAACATCGGCGTGAGCGCCTTCTGCGGCTCGAGCATGGCGCGCCGGGCGAACGCCGGCGACATGGCCGGCGCGTGCGACGCGCTGCTCATGTGGAACAAGGTTGGCGGCCGGGAGGTGCGCGGGCTCACGCTCCGGCGCCAGGCCGAGCGCGACATCTGCTTGCGGGGGCTGCCGTGATCCCGGCGCCGTACCGCACGCTGGCGGCCGGCATCCTGGTGCTGGTCGGCCTGCTGCTGGCCGGCGCCGCCGGCTGGGTTGCCAATGGCTGGCGGCACGGCGCCGAGCTGGCCGACCTGCAGCGCGC